TTAGTTTATTAATTGATATTCCTTGTGAATATCATTGACCTCACCCGAGAGAGAATGAGGTCTATGATATTAACTATTCAGCTAATGTTTTATTCAATTCATTTTTAATTTGAGTAAGTCTAAAATTAGAGTACTCAGAATTGACTTTATCGACTATTCCTTTATAGTCTGAATCATCTAGCCATAATTTAAGAACGCTTAATGCGTCTTTAATTTCAGCAATTTCTTTATTCATTGATTCATTTATCATTTTTATTATCTCCTTTAGTTTATTAATTGATACTCCTTATAAGTATCATTGACCTCACCCTTACAGATGAGGTCTATGATAGTTATATCCAATCGGTAACAGTTGACTTAGTTAGACCTTGAGCAAATACACAAGTATATTCTCCCGCATAAAAATAATTTAATGCTGTTGATTTTGTGAATAGCCCTTTAGATTCGTACCATTGAGGTTCGTTTGTTTTCTTGCTTACACCGTGCAAGTAGATAACAGTGTTATCCTTAGAATCATCAATAGCCATTGCTAACATATTCCTACTGTTCTCTTTTAATAGTTTTACTTTCATTTTTTCTCCTTAGATTAGTGATATATAACTTATTTATATATCTGTTAGGAGTCATTTTTTGATTTAATAACTCCTATGAGATATATAAACTTCTAAAAGATTTTTTTATTATTACTGACTTAGAGTATCCAAGACTCGTTATGTTCCATGTATCCGCCCCAACTCTACGAGCTAGTAAGGTGAAAGTGATAATTCCTGTAAGGTCTTTCTAAGTAAGTATTCTGTTGTCAATAAGCCAATTAAGAATATAATATTACTTATTTGTATATATGTATCCAATTTTCACGATTTTTTATACATAAAATATGCATGAAAAACCCTTATAATCATTGGGTTTATTCATGTTTTATACATTTATATAAAATCTATGTATAATTTATTTTTATACATTTTGCTTGTGAAAAGGTTAGAACTTTTTTTCACAAAGTTTAATCTATATTTTTAGTTTAGATTTCCCAAAACATCAATGTTTATGGGCTTTTAGACCTTTAAAACCTAATAAAATATCTAAACCTAATCTTTAGATTTGAGCTTGTGAAATGAGTTTTGAGCTTGTGAAATTAATATTATTCATCCAATGTATAATTATACATTTTGATTATCTTTAACCACCCCCGAAGCTCGTCCCTCGCTCTATCCACTCCGTGGATAGTCTAATTTGTATTATATATAACCTAGGGGCAGGGTAAAAATCACTGGATTGAAAATGAATCTATTTTAAGCTTCCCGCACAATTTTTCCAATGTTTCAATGCAAGTTGATTTGCGCACCATATAGTATAATAAACACATGGATATTGACTATACTAAACAGCTTCCGGCCCCTGTGGAGGAGACCTCATTGGATTCCTTTACTGGCTCTGTGGGTCGTCCGTCGAAATTGGAAGACTCCAGAGTAGAAGAACTTGTGAAGTGGCTAAAGCTAGGGTATTACATAGAAGACGCTTGTACTATGGCAGGAATTGGTAAAACTACCTACTACAACTGGATAGCCAAGGCAGAGCAAGAAGAAGGGCCAGAATATGTGGAATTTATGAACGCAGTAAAGAAGGCGCGCGCTGAGGCAGAAGGTGCTCATATCATGAATATTCGTAAAGCGGCCGATAACGGGGTCTGGCAGGCCTCTGCGTGGTTCCTAGAGCGTTCTCACCCTGTTAAGTGGGGTAAGCGTAACCCAGACCTAATTAACGAGGAATCAGACGAACCTGTGGAGTTCGATATCAAATATGCTGATGGTTAACCTTCCCGCCAGATTTTTCTAATGTTTCCTTGCGTTTTGACATAGGCACTTGAATTTCAACAAATTTTTGTGTGTGCATATATATTTTGAATTATTTTCCCCTCCCGGGACGGAATAGGCCCCTCCCCTACCCTATATGGTATTTATAGCGAGGCTTACAATGAGTCCACCCTTGGGGGTAGCTCTTGTTAGAGGGCTTGTATGTGGCTATGAGGATATATTGCGAGGCTTTTATATCTTATGCTTTAAGTTATACTTTCGCATTCCTCTATAGGACCACCCTCACAACAGGCTATAGCTTTTTGCATATATGCAGGGCAGTAGGGTGTGTAGCAGTATAAAAGAAAAAACCGGTGCTGGCTTTAATAGAACACCGGTTTTTCAATTGTTATCAATACATATGAAAAAGAACCAACTATTTCATATACCAATAATATATCATAAATAAAAACTTATACAAAACGATTTGCATTATTTTTTTTATTCGCTAATGTATCTAACTACAAGTAACTACATGCACTGGCTTTTAGAATGAGTGTAGGGTTCAGAACTTAATCAAGTGGACTAGCCAGACCATAATCGTCCGTTATAGGGACATTCCTCGGAGTATTTAAATTTTGTGTTGGGCGGGTCCGCACAGGGTTAGCTGTATCTACTACATAAAAAACAAACAAGTGATTGACACTTGGACTCAACCAAATCTAAATCCAAAAGCACTAGAACGATATGTGATTGACAGAATGATTTCTTTAGCATACCTTTACAAAGACGAACTTATTCGACTATAATAAAACCTATGGTTTTAGATTTAAGTGTTAAGATAGATTTGTCGGCTCCACTAACCGATATCCTCCCATCACTGGCTATTCTTTCGGGGATAGCCTTATTCAAAAGGAGTCTAGGCACACCGTGAATAAAATAAGTTGGGACCCGGAAAACGAAACTTTCAAAGAGTTCAAACAGAGGCGTAGTCCGGAATGGGGCAGAAAAAAAGAGAAGGCACCGGCAAAAAAAATCTTTCAGAGCTACGGGAGAAAGCTTTAAAGAGAGCAAAATACACATGCGAATGGCCGAACTGCAATTCTAAAAAATGGCTAGAGATGGCACACTTAAAAGCAAAGGGTATGGGTGGAGCAAACAGAGACATATCTGACGACCCTATGAATGTATGTATGTTGTGTAAACATCATCATGACATCTTTGACGGAAGACAACAAGTTGGCTCTCAACGCGAGTATACTGAACTACTCAAGGGATTTCTTATACTACAATGGAGAGTGAAATGAGTGAAGTATATGACGAACTTAAAGAGTTCAATCCAGAAGCAATAGTTATTGATGATTTTGAAGAAGCATATCTAGGTTATACAACCAAAGGTATTGCTATCTATGATTATTACACAATGCTGGATATTGTCGTAGACGGTATTTTAGAAGACGAAGACTGCACAGAAGATGAGGCAGTTGACGACGGTATTGCACACATAGAAAAAAATATTATATCTGCTTATGTTGGTCCTTATACTCCAATTGTGATGTATAAGGAATTGTATGACAAATAAGTATGTTCCTAAACTTCCTGCTTTGCACAAAGGACAACTTGAAGTAGCAAATTCAGAAGCGCGTTGGAAAATATTATGTGCAGGTAGACGATTCGGAAAAACAAGACTTGGTGTTCAATTATGTATGGAAGTAGCTTTACGCGGAGGTAGAGCTTGGTGGGTAGCACCTACATTTTCAATTGCTAGAGTTGGTTGGCGTGATATCGCCGCAAGTGCAAAATCGTTTCCTAGAGAAATAGAACCTAAAGTATCTTTGGCTAATATGCAGATTGATTTAGCTAACGGGGGCTCTATTGGTGTAAGGTCTGCTGATAATCCTCAAAGACTTCGTGGTGAAGGTTTGGACTTTCTTGTTATGGACGAGGCTGCGTTCTGTAAAGGAGAAGTTTGGCAAGAAGTATTAAGACCTACACTTACTGAAAGAAAAGGTTCTGCATTATTTATATCAACTCCTATTGGCAGAGATAACTGGTTTTACGATTTATGGGAACAAGCAGAAGAAGCAGATAACTGGGAGAGATTTAGATTTGCTACTACTGACAATCCTATGATTGACCCAGAAGAAGTTGAAGCAGCTAGAAAAGAAGTTGGTTCTATTGTTTTTGCGCAAGAGTATTTAGCAGAGTTTGTTGACGCAGGTCAAGGTATGTTAAAACCAGAATGGATACATTACTTTGCCATGGTTCCAGACCAAGCAGGAAATATAAAGTGTTTAGTTGAGGGCTCAGAATATTATCTAGCTAACTTAGAAAAGTTTGGAATTGTTGACTTAGCTACTACAACAAATAAAGATTCTGACTTTACTGTAATCACATCATTTGCAAGAACTCCAGACAATAGATTACTTGTTATTGATATGACTAGAGCAAAATTAGAAGGTCCAGACATTATTCCAGCGATAAAACGCGCAATGGATAAAAATAAGCTAAAATATGTAGGTATAGAACGCCAAGGTTTTCAGACTACGATAATCCAGATGGCGCAACGAGCTGGTATTCGTGTCAAGAATCTAAAGACGGATAAAGACAAAGTTACACGCGCACTTCCTTTATCTGCTCGCATGGAAGCGGGTGATGTATATTTATTACGAGATACACATTGGCTACCAGAGGTGGAGAGAGAAATTATGACCTTTCCTGCTGGAGCTCATGATGATATTATCGACACCCTAGCCTATGGCGTACAAATGTTGCAAGAACAAAGAAGCTGGAGCGCGTATTAATGGCTGAAGAGAAGTCAAGATTTTCAAAAGCGTTAGATTGGTTGAATGCACCAACTGACGCAAGAATAAGAAGAGAATCACAACAAAAAGGTTTAATTGTAAACCAATCAGAGTATTCATATCTTAATCAAGCAGTTATGGGTTACAACACCCAATCTGGTTATTTCGACCACAAAAAACTAGCAGAACTAGGTGACGGAACTGGTAACTCTGCTGTTATCGCATGTCTTAATGTATTGGCTACTGCATTTGCAGAACCGGGACTTTTAGTTGCTACTAGAAATAATGAAGGTGATTATGTACAAGACATGAATCACGAATTAGCAAAACTATTTAGAAGACCTAATCCTTACATGACACAACAGTTGTTAGCAAACTATATTGTTACATCTTTAAATGCAAACGGCGACGCTTTTATCTTTAAAAACAGAAATGCTAGAGGCGTAGTTGTTGAGCTAGTCCCTCTTATGCCTCACTTGGTTGAAGCAAAAGGAAATGAGAACGAACTTATAACTCATTATCAGTATCAACCACAAGGCGGTGTACAGGGGGAAGATTCTGTACGCATAGATAAAAAAGATATGGTTCACTTACGCCAGAATGTTGACCCTAGTAACATGAGGCGTGGTCTTGCTCCACTTAGAGGCGTTCTAAGAGAGATAGCAGGAGACGAAGCAGCAGGACAATACACTGCGGCTTTATTACATAATATGGCGGTACCCGGAGTAATTCTCTCACCAAGAGATGACGCTATGGGTGGCCCAACGAGAGAAGAAGCTGAAGCTATTGCAGATATGTATAAGCAAAAGTTTGGTGGTAAGAACAGAGGTGCGCCTATGGTCTTATCCGGTGCTATGAATGTTGAAATAGTATCTTTCTCTCCAGACCAAATGAAGTTAGCTGAATTAAGAAGAATCCCAGAAGAAAGAGTGTCAGCAGTTCTTGGCGTTCCAGCAGTGCTTGCCGGCCTCGGAGCTGGATTGGATTCGGCGACTTATTCAAATACAAAAGAACTTAGAGAGTTCTTTACCGAGTCAAAAATGGTCCCAATGTGGAACATGGTTGCGCAAGAACTGACTCATCAATTGTTACGACCAGAGTTCGGCGGAAATGATAATCAATACGCAGAGTTTGATATCAGTAATGTTAGAGCACTAGCTGATGACAAAGACAATCTCTATAAACGCATGAATACTGCTGTTCAAGGAGGTTGGGTAACAATTGGCGAAGCAAGAAAAGTAGTTGGTTTAGAGGCTGATAATAGACATGATGTTTATTTAAGACCTCTTAATATGATTCAAGTTACAGAAGATGGTTCGCCACTTCTTAATGACCAACCTACTAATGAACCTGCACCGGCAAATAACAATGATGACGAAGAACCTGCACCCGAAAATGACGAAAGTAAGTTAACTACTATTGATTTACCGCCAGAGGTAGAAAGAGAAGATGAAATTCAAAAAACTCCTAGTTACTTAGATAAAGAACCGGCAGCTTTAATGAAAGACACTTACACTACAATTGAAGAAGCTCAAGAAAGAGCTAAAGAACTTGGTTGTGAGGGAACACACTACATTGAT